CTGTATCGGTGAAGTAATGCGTGATTTATTCGCTAAGGTACGCCCCCAAATCCTGGTCTTTGGTTTACTCCTGGGAGGGGTCTCGCTCTACGCATTACGTATAGGGGCCATTGAGGTAGTAGGCATGGCGGTGGGAGGGTTAATCGCCCTTGGCATGAAAATCCTGGAGGACAAGGACTGATGTTCGATGGGCTGCGGTTACTGGTACGACGTGTGGTTTTTGGCACGGAGGAAGCGTGGTGTCTGCGGTGTCAGGCGAAACGCACGATTGCTCGGAGTCGAAGGGTGCAGATACATACGCCCAAGGGCATCTCCACCCGTCTGATAGGCACATGCCTGACCTGCAAAGGCCAGACCTCGTCATTTGTCAAAGCTGCCTAAGAGCACTCTAAATAAAATCTTGGAGGACACCAATGCCAGATGAAGGAATTACAAAAGTCCTAACTATCAAGGACCTTCAAACATTGCTATCCCAGAACCCACTTGCAGCCGAGCAGCTACGCAGGATAATAGCAGAACGCCAAAGAGAAGAGCTAAAAGAAGAACTTTCTACTCTACGCTCAAGATCTGATGGAGTTGAACCCAGTCCAGAAATAACTCAAGGGGTTCTAGACCTAAAGTAATACCCTCGCGGAGGTAACCTATGGCTACAACAATAACCCCATCAGCCTTAACTATCACCATCGAAGAGAACATCTCTCTCAACGGGGTAGATCACGGGTCTAAAATAACTCAAGTTATACCAGATGTAACTGAGATATCCAGACGTATCATAGAGGTTGGACTCACAGAGTACGAAATCCTAGCGTTTGGTTCTGCGAAGTCCTTAGCGGGAACCTTCGACGAGGATGATGTTCGCTATATCCGAATTACAAACCTCGACGATACTAACTTTGTTACACTCACCTTCAAGGATTCAGCTAGTCAAGAGTTCGCAGTCAAGCTGGACTACGGTCAATCTTTCATATACAATGGTGACCTAGCCACAGGGGTTGCTACTACTATGGATGCGGATAATGCGGCCCTGACCGTATCACTCGCTGACCTAGTAAACATCACAGCAGATGCAGACACCGCAGTTTGTGATCTAGAGGTGTTCGTAGCTGGGGTATAGCTAGGCGTGCCTACGGGATTCCCAGTAAGTAGGGTTATGCTTCTTCCAGTTCAATGTCCTACACATAGGATTACAAAACTTTTGCCACTTACGCTTAGGTTCATATGTCTTACCACACTCTAAGCGCGCACATGTCCTAATTGCCATGTTTACACATACTCACTAACTGCTCAAAATAACTTTGAGACTATTTATCCAAATAAATGACGTACTAGAATGCATCCTAAGCGATTTTGTAATCAATCTAGTCTCTTCAATCATAACTGCTAGAAAAAACGCTGTACGCATGATCTCATCTCTAGGCTATGTCCACCAAATAGATGCTTTTTGCATTGCTCTATTAGTTCGCTTGGAGGTCCACTCCCCGCGTGTATGAAGAATCTGTGCCTTGTATAACCTGCAAAATCTGCACAACGTATCTACAAGAGCATGGTTACCCCTAGCCTTACGCTCATATACCTTTTGATACACCGGCCACGGACCTGCTCTCAACACCCACTGATGTTCATGTTCCAATTGAACCCACCTCTGTTAAATCTTTCCAATTAAACCCCAGCTTTACTTTAGCCGGGGTCTTAAACGGGGCTAGATTGTCCAACACCCCGTAGTCAGGTAACTTGTCTAACTCTCGCTCCATAACACTAGAGTCGTGCATGGCATTGATCTGGGGTTCACTGCGTAATCTATAAAGTAGTTCCTTGAGAATCTCAGCGGCACTCCCCTGTATAGGATGGTTGATAAGTTCCCTCTCAGCTTTCGCAGACTTGTAACCCACGGGAGAATGAATATCCGCATGTGACCTTCTTCTACCTAGCAATGTTTGGGTATACCCATTATCATGAGCGAACTTTCTGGTCTCCTCGATCCACCTACGAATATTAGGAAACTTCTGGAAGTACCGTTCAATATAAGTTTCGCCTACGTCTAGCGGTACCCTACTCTTCTCATATAACGTATAGGCATCCCCGCCATACACAATGGCGAAGTTGATATCCTTAGAGGTACGCCTATGTCCAGGTTCATGATCCCCGAAGATAAAGTCCGAGGTCTCCTCATGTATATCTCCACCATTCTCAAATATATTCATCATGGTAGAGTCCTCTGAAATATACGCCAGGACCCTCAACTCAATCTGGCTCAAGTCCCAATCTTCTATAACCCTACCTTCTTCGGGTATAATAATATCCCGCAAACTCTCGGTAAGATTCATGCTATTAGGTTTAGAACTACTTAGCCTACCAGTGCTAACCAAGTTCTGATGAAATCTACTATGCACTCGGCCATCAGTTCCTAAAAACTTATCCTTAATTGGTTTAAGCGTATTAGACAACAGCACCCGCTTCTTCTTATACATCGAGGATAACTGCGCTAGTGGGTCATCCGCATAAAGCATCTGGATAGTCTCGTTATTCATTATTGGGTTACCCGTCTGCTTCTTGTAATGAATGTAGTACCCACGACTTTGCAAGATCGCAGCTAACTGCTTTCCAGAGCCAGGATTAAACCCATACCCATTCATAGCCACAGACCGGTAGTAATTTACATCCCTGGAAATCTCTACAATATGCTTATCCAACCGCTCCTGGTCTATCAGCATACCTCTATCTTCCATAGACATGATTACAGGCAGCACCTTCATATCAAGCGCAAATGCTTCTTTGGGTAAGTCTCCCTTAATCTTCTCCCACAGTAGCAAAGAACACTTAACATCCAAACAACACTTGAACGCCACTACCTCAAGCGGCACCTGATCCATAGTTTTCGCATCTTTACCTTTGCCTATGATCGAAGTGATCGAGGGTATATAAATATCAAAGAACAGTTCAGATAGTGTACCGAGTGCTGGAGGGTACCCTAAAATCTGGGCACCTATCAGCGTATCCACAATTGGGTAAACATCTATACCCCAGGTCTCTTTAATAACCTGTAGATCGAAATGCCCATTATGTATAACCTTAGTAATATCAGGGTTCTCTAGTATACTGAACGGGAGCATAGGCGAATCCCAAGGAAAATAGTAGTTATCTGTGGGTGATATAGAAAACCCGATACCAATAAGTCTACGATCCTCAAGTCCTACAGTCTCTACGTCAATAGCTACAGTACCAGAAGACTTACCAGCAAGCCTCTCATATAGCACATCTTTACCGAGAGAGGTGTTATTCCCTAGATATACAAAGTTAACCATAAGGAATACCTAACTCTTTATCCTTCTTCATAACTATTAGGTCCTCGTATCTAATCAACAACTCTGGCCTGTCTGTACCCTTCTCAATCCTGCGCTTCTGTGGTACAATCTGTCTAATGGCTAACCCCGCATCACGCATGTGCCAATCGTCCATTACAAACCCCATCTCAGAGGCTACCCGCACATTGTCTTTAGATATGTATACCCTCTCACCACTCTTAACCTTATCCTTAGTCACAATAATAATAGGAGCACCTATAGGTAGGCTTTGATTACATAGTTTGTAAATAACCCGCATCGCATCCAGATATAACGGGTAGATTGTAAGATTACCCACGTTAGACTGTTGCTCATCATACCCAAATGCGCCTACATTCATATGTTCCCCAGCTTTATCAGTAAACCCTGAGGTCATCCCAGCCTTCTCCACATCTGCATACGGTGGAGAAAAGATAATGGCATCAGCTAGTGGATGCACAGGCAAATGCCGTCTGCAATCTCCTTGAAGTACCTTAGTTTGAGCAGTAAGCCCAAGTACTTGACCTAGCTTGTCGATATTCAACTTTTGGATTTCTACAAACCTAGGCGAAAGTTCAATAGCCAGGGTATTGCGACCCATCGTAGCAGCTAGGTGTATAGTACCAATCCCCGACATCGGATCAAGTATAGTATCTCCGGGTTTTGTATACCTCTCCACAAGCCATCTCAGAGTACGCACCTCCAACTTTGCACCATGTTCAAAACTCTCCCGTACAAAGTACTTCTTCCGTTGAACATCTCGCTTGAAATCTAGTATCTCTCCCATTATGGTTCTCTACCAATTCCTTTCATGGTATTCCTGTATAATGCTTCGCTAATCTCTGGCTTATCTCCGATTTCAGATACCATATAATTAAAGGGTGTCTTGTGTGCTTTCAATATTTTCTTCGCTGTTATTTCACCTATCCTAGCACCAGATATACCCATCAAGGTCTTGATATAAGTCTTATCGATCTCTGGTACATCAGGATCAAGCACTACAGGTTTAGTCTTTACATACCGTCGTAAGGTTTTATGGTCAGATTTAAGCGTATTGTATACGAATTCGGCAATAGCCCTGCACATGGTTCTCCAGTCAGGCACGTTGTAAACAGAGATACCATTATGTTCAAGGCTCCAGATGTACCCAATAACCTCTTGATAGCTATGCGGTGAGGCTTTACCCCGAACCATTACACTAGAATCAGTCTTACTTACACTCCAAGGGTAACACCCCTTACCGTTTCTAGTCGGAGTAATAATTCCATTCCAGATTAACCCTACATCATCGGCATTCTGGGTATTCTTTCGTAATTGTGTATCTAGTCGGTTACCCATATCACTGAGTAGTTCTCGCGCAGTTTTATGTTCAAGTGTATACCTAAGACTATCTACCCCAACCCAGAAGTAGTCACCTAGACCTAGTGGTACCAAGTTTTGTCTAACTATTGTGAGGTACTTAGATAATTCCTTCTCAATGTTTTCCCCTTTAGCTTTTCCTTCAAAAACATCCATTACTAATACAGGGTTATGTGGTAATGATCTAACCATTGGGTTCCCTCAAGGAATTTATTACACATAGCAACGTATCAAAGGATGCGTTTGGAACCTTAACCCCTTCAGCCTCAAGGGTTAACCCACAGGTGAGTATCTCCACATCAATCTGGGGTTTTACCCCATTCTTAGACATCTTATGAGTCCTTAAAACAACGTCAACGAGAGCACCTGTTTGAGTCCACCCTGCGTAAGTATCCCCAACCCTAACTTCCTCTACGCCTTGCGCTGTGAGTTTTGGTTCGTACACACCCCCAACATGGTGTACCGTAATTAGGTTCTTATTGTAAGTTCTGCAAGCACCTAGCATAGCGCGCATATCAGAGTTAGGTTCTCCATATTCTATTTGTTGTAGTCTGGTTCTACTGGGATTTCTCTGTTGTGCCTTCTCTAACTGTGCTCCGGTTCTTAGATTCCAGAACACCGAGCCTGTATCTATGCATAAGGTTTTCACAAGAGGACTTTCGTAGGTGGCTCGTAAATCATTTACAACCACATTCCATAGATCAATGTACCCTGTGAGTGTCTGACCCCACTTGACCGGCATCTGATATGGCTTGGTAATAATATCTGCACCTGCAACAAGGTATGACTCAATGGGCTGGTCCCTAGGAACCTTTACAATATTGCAATGTGCAAAGTTTGGTTCTGCTCTATGAAACCCTTGGTCGAAGTCTAGATGTACAAGAGGTTTATCCCAGGTCAACGCAAGGGTACTCTTCCCAGATTTAATCTCACCCCAAACTGCACCCACAAGTTGATTAAGTGGCTCCATTCTTCTGCTCCTTCAACCATTTTACCCGTGAACCATGCTCACACACATCAGCCACATCACAATAGTTCTCACACCTACGATCTTGCCACCGTTCCTCTTCAGTACAAACAGACACATTACCTGTTTTAAGTGCATCCATAAGTGCATCGTACTTGACCGAGAAGTGACCGTTAGTATTTGTATTAGGGAGAATTGGTATATCCACAGGGTAGTAGATATTATCCATGACACCCCTACTCCGTGCGGCTTGTGTTCCCCCATCCCTTACAGTAATTTGTAGTTGGAGTTTGGAGATTTTGTACCCAGCATTTTCTGCTAGTACCCTATACTGATTAAGTTGAAGTTGTTCCTGCTGGTATTCTCTTGCATTCTCATTGACGGTAAACACTGCCATATTCTTAGGAGAGCCAGCCTTACCCCACCTACCTGAAGACCGATATGTTTCAGTGGGGTGTGGCTTATGGGATTTCTCTAGACCTATTACTTTAGCTACTCTATAACTGCCAAAGTTCTTGTGGTCTACTATGATATGATGTCCAGGTTTATCCTCATCTGGGATTATGAGATCAGTTATTCCAGAAATTGGACCCTCTAACTTCTTCTCAGCTTCCCAATCTCCTACAGGTTTTGCTAACCTAGCATGATGGTCAATACCCATAAGAGAAAAGGCTCTACTCTTAGGATCAATTGCATAATCCTTAGTAATTTTTAGGTACTCCATCATGGTGCCATTAAGCAGTTGTGTAGTAGATGGAGTTCCAGACCATTCTCGTTGACCTCCTACAATAGCTAGGAGTGTAGGTTTTGTAAGGCAACGGGTAGACATCCTACATTTACTAAGGCAATCTGGTATAGGAATAGTCTTCTTATCAGGACATCTAAACTTGGTTAAAGGCATACCTACTCCTTATCTACAGTGAAATCGGGAGTAAAAAATACATTTGAACCATAGCCACGGCAAGTGCCTACACGTTTAACCTCTTCCGACTCAAAATCACACTTAGAACACATGTGGTTCCCAACAGGCCACTCACAATTACATGTATAGTTACATCCGCAGTAGGTACATTTTACCCCGTGATCGAAATTCTCTCGCATATTACTACTCCATATGGCTCTCCCCTACCAACCCGTTACCATAAGATCGGTAGAGGAGAGCACTACACTTCTTAGTTAGCTACCAGTTACGTGGTAAACTCCCTGCTCATCCTTAGTAACCTCGCCCGTAGCCATCTTAGCCTCTACAAAAGTATTGTTCATAATTGCGGTCATTAGAGACTGATCTGCCCTGATTGAGGTATCGGGAAGCGCGAACTGGAAGAACTCTGCAAGGCTCTTACCATTAAGTAGGTTCAACGCTTGCTGTTCGGGGGAAACTGTAGGTGGGGCAGCAACTGGGGCTGGTTCAGCAATTGCCGTAGCCTCAGTAAATAATGCGGGTTGAACAGTCGGGGGAGCCTGGGATATAGGGGTAACAGACTCTCCAGGTTGTAGAAGTTTAACCAACTGCCAGACAGTACCGGTTGCAGCTTGTCCTGTATTACGGTCTTTGAACCCAAAGTCAACATTGTCATGGCGCGCCATGTGCATCTGCTGACCGTTAAGTTGTTCTATATCCAGCAGGTCTAACTCTACCCCAAGAGCGTCAGCAATGGATTTTCCTAACCGGCCCCAAGCAGAGTTCTTCTGCTCAGAGTACTTCAACCACAATTCTACTTCCGAACTGGGGTAGGGCGCATCAGTCCTGATAACTTGTAGCCTGTTAAAGCATAAGACTATCTGAGGTCCAAACTGCCCAACCTCAGTTCTCCATGAGTGGTTAGGCCCAATCGGGGCATTAGTACCAACAAACTCAGCCAGAGGCGTAGCCCAAGAACCACCCTGTTTAAGACCTCTCCATGTAGGTTTTAGTCCCTGTCCAGAAGAATCTGATCCCATGGTCATAACAACCAACTCCTTATTTAACTACTAAACTAAACGTGACACAATACGTGGACTCTCATAGCTAGAAACGTAAACTTAATTCAATGGTAAGAAACTACGTTTCCATATAAAAGAGTTAAATTATATCATGATAACCTCCTACGCACTGTTTCTGGGGTTCCTCCATGACTTTCCGGTAGACCACCAACTTCTTCCAGTGCGGTTGTTATAGCGACATACCGGCGGGTGTAATTCTTAAACCTACGCAAATCTCTCGCTGTTAGGGTTTCTATATTACCCTGTAGGTTTATCCTAGCCTCAGACCCTGTCGGGAAGTAGTACCGTCTAAGTGAGTTGAGGTTAGATAAAAGTTGTTTTCTAACTTTGGCTTCTTTATCGGTTAATCCCAACGAAGGACGCCCACCGTTTGAAGTCAACGGACTATAGGGATGTTTCTCTACCCATGCCTTTATGTAAGACATGTAGCATTCGGGATGGTAGTGTAACCTACGAATCTTATTATTATTCCTAACGGTATCATCAAGTCGTTGAATTTTAGCTACTATATCCTCTCTGCACAGGGTACATATAGTCTTACGCCTTGACCAGGTTATACGCATACGTCACCTATTCCTGTTTGTTGATTAAATCGACTAGAGTATTTATACTTACCATTGAATATAGTTCACAAGTCCAAAGCTACTACTTACACTTATATTGTAACACATAGCATTCAACAAGTCAAGTGGTGCCTTAAACCCGCATGAACCAAAGTCTTTGTCGATCTAATTTTACCGTTATAGGTGCAATCATCTGTTCGGCGTGACGTAGTTCAAAGTCTAGTACCCGTTCATCGGATTCTAGAGGACCTTGAATGCGTATAATGGAATCTGCCCATTGTTCAATAACAGGACCTCGTAACTCAGAACCTCCTTGATCTACTATATCCCCAGAGACCGATGTTTTAGGTTTACGTGAGTGGTGTACCAGTACTATAGTCATGCCGTACTTGGTAATTAGTAGGTCCATGTTATCCACAAAGTGCAAGAGCGTAGACTCTTCGGAACCTGTAGTAAACTTATAGATGGGGTCAATGATAAGAACCTTGGGATTAACCTTCTCTACACTTCGTATCAGGTCTTTCATACCAGAATCTCGGTCAAGTTTTATGATAGAGTTGGTCATAAAGTACAGAGCGTCGTTGGGTACAGTTTGGTTACCTCCCATCTTCAAGGTTCGTAGCCTAAACATAGGGCGAGGAACCTCTGCCTGTACATACCCTACAACCGAACGTTCGGTATAAAACCCTAGCCACTGGGTTCCCACCGCTAAACAAAAAGCTAGTTGTTGTGCGAGGACACTTTTATGACGTTTGGGTAGTCCAAAGATTACTAGCTTGGTACCTTCATGCAAGATACCTCCACCAATTACACTTTTTACAGGTGGTGGTCTCCATAACATGATGTCCTGGTAGGATTGAAATGTCATAACGCATCACTACATGGAATACAGGTAGGACTTGTAGCCATACTGGCTGGGCCTACCTCGGAGATTTGGTTAGGCAAGAACCCTGAACCACAGAGGGTGTAGATAGGATGTTGCGGTCCCTCCATTATATATAGTGCATCAACAGGTCCTTCTACCAGAGGGGTTAGTATATGTGCATTTGACGGATCGGTAGTAAACACAATAACGGTCTGATGTGTTGGTGGTATAATATGTTCCATATCTAACCTAATGCCCAGGGTTTAATTACTTCTCGTAGTAACGTTGGGAATTCGCTAATGGTATCTAGGCTAACTAAAGAAACCATCTCAGGATAAGTTCCTTTAGGGGTAGGCTTTGGTCTGCCATACTGAACCTCTATAAAAGAGGTATTCGGGTACTCCTTCTCTATCATGGTATATGCTTGTTTTGTATCAGGCCCGTGGTTACTAAAGCCGTCGGTGAAGTGGATAATAAGGGCTTGGGGGAACCTCTTGGCGGTAGCTAGTAGTGCGGTACCGGATGGAGTCATACCTGTAGGGCTTACTTTTCTAGAGGGTTTACCCACACTGGATGAAACCTCCATTGTTATAGTACGATGTTTGTTATAGGTTATGATTGTAGATGCTGGTATAATTCTATGTAGGGTATGTGCCGCTTTGAACACAATTGAATTTTCACCTCTCATACTATCCGAGGCATCTAGAAGTAAAACCAATTCCAAATCTTTTCGCGGTCGCCTCCTCTTCTGTTTGAATACCAGACCATCTATTGTTGCTCGGTGAATCCGGTGTTGATCTATTATCCCGTGTGGTTCTGCCCTAAACACCTCTTGGCCTATGTTATGCTTGAGGTTTCTTAACCATACCAGTTCTCGATATAACTGATCGTCGATTTCGTCGGTTCTTTCCTCCTGAGACAACTGCCAGACTACCGGGCTAAGATCATTAGACCTCATATGGTACTTAGCCATAACCTTGTGGATTTCATCACTGATATCAGATGATTCCGCGTTTATCATTGAGGTTATTTGGTCTTGTAGTTCTTCTGGTATAGAGGCTGGGCTATGCGACGGTAGCAGGGGAGTATCAGCACTATCTGGGGGAACCAACGTATTAGGGTTTTCTTGACCTTCAGAAGTTACAGTGTTTTCATCTTCCGAGGTTGTAGCATCTTCTGGTGTGCTAGGTTCCTCTGATGTATCATATAGTTCTTTGGTTGCCTCCTGTTGAAGTTGTTTACGGGTATGCCCCTCTATCATGTTCTTAGGACCTTTATTAGTAAGTTTCTGCTCAATCTTATCCTGTTTTAGAACCTCCTTTAGTTCTGTTGCAACCTGGTCATAGAGGAGAATCCTAGCGCGTATAGGTAAATGCGGGGTAGTTCTAAGTTTCTGGGTAGCCGTCATGCAAATTTTAAGTGCTGAGAGAACCCGAGTTGGAGCATCTGGGTTAGGTAAATGCCCGTATACGGCTACAGCAGTCCAAGCTACTATTATATCTGCCCAGTTTAGCTTAGACCGAGGAACCGAATAGGCTTTTCTACCTCGTCTTATGTAGTCTCCAAGTACCGGATTCAAACTCCCGACGGTGTAATCTACTACGATTTCTTCGCCAACTCTTGCAACCTCTGCATAGCCTATTTTATTGTGATCGGTTCGTAGTGGTGCTTCCGACCCCTTACGAAATACCGCCACTGAATCTACCAGAGAATGTCCAGCTTCGTGCGCGGCATGACCGCACAGAACATCGAAATCCTCTGAGGTTATTGGGAGTGACTTCGATGCGAAGGTTGGGTCTATTCGTATCACATCAGACTGCTGGTTGTAGGATTGCGCTTCGGTATTAAAGGCTATGGTACTGTGTCGTTTACCTTTATGCACACTTCCTACAACCTTGGATAATGCACGGATAGCATTTGCTAGTTCTATAGCTTTAACCGTAGACCTGTTAACCCTCCAAGAATCTGATAATGCTTTGGTGTCTGTCATTATATAGGCTCGTACGCGGTAGACAGTTCAGCTATATCTAGGTCTTCGCCACCGGTAAGCTGGTTAGAAAGAAGTATAGATTCCAGTTTATCTATACTAGAACCTGCCACAGTTTTGAGTGCTAGAAATAGACTAACCCCAGCACCTATAAGTCGCGCCATGTTTATAGTATCGCGGGTGCTTATATGTACCGGACTTTCTGTGTTATGTCTGAGCGCGTTGACCATGTTTAAGAGTTTGGTAGTTTCCTCTGAACCTAGAAGACCTTTTATTAACAGGATATTGTGTTCAATCCCCTGGGGTAAGTACCCTACTTCAAGCTTGAACTCAAACCTATTTTCCAAGGCCATATCGAGTGGCATGGTACCTATAAACTCGTAGCCCTCGTTCAAGGTAGCAAAGAAGGTTACTCCAGGTGCTACTTTTACATGGGATTGTAACTCGTCAACGTATACACTTCTAAAAGTATCGTCGAGTACCGAGAATATAGCATTCAAAGCCTTGTCGGTCTCAGGGCGATTGATTTCTTGTAGGTGGACTACGCAATTAGGGGTCTGTATCGCTTGCGTGAAGAGTCCGGGTATGTAGACAGTTTCGCCATCTCGTAGGTCTGTGTACCCGAAGATTTGTTTTGACTCCGATAGTTGCCCCACCTCAAGAACTGCGAGAGGTCTTTGATGTTTTGCTGCGAACTGGGTGACCAGTTCAGACTTACCACATCCCGTGTTTCCACGGATAAGAACATTACAGTTGAGACCTCGTTCACTCAGGGTTTCAACTGCTTTCAGTAACATGGAGTGTTCTTTGGATACCATGTAGATACCCTTTTCGGGTACGTCAAGTCTATGTGCCGTAACCATGGGGGAGCTTCTCCTTTCGGTATTAAATCTTTCCTATGTTTAGGAAAATTCTAAACTTAAAGAACCTAAGTTCAAAACTTAGGAACTGATAAAGGTTTGTGCTATTAGGTGTTGGGCTTGCTACTTTTGGTGCTGACCGTATCTTACGTACCGTCATTTCAACAGGTGCGGCACTGTGTGTACCACAACTCGGACACTTAGGGCTTTGAGAGGGGAAATTACCGTGTCTAGACTTTTGGCTAACCCATTTGTACCCGCATTTAAGACAGTAGCGTCGAACGTGGAACTTACTAGGATTTACTTTTATCAAACCTCTTTTCGGCATTTTGGTACCTCCTTTCTATAAGATTCAGTAAACTCTATTAATACTGACCTACTAAGTGTAACACATCGGAGACAAAATGTCAAGTGGTGAACATCTGTTCTAAAAGCACTTATACCAGATGTCATTTTGTAGTAGGTTTAGGTCTTGACTTTCTCCAGTGAGGTCGGTCTACCTTTAGTTCTGAATTACGAAAGGTTTGTTCTTTGCCACAAAGTTTACACTTGCCTATGCATGTAGCACCGTTAGGTGACGGTAACATCCAGTGGTGTACGCAGTTTTCTTGACGAGCTAGTACCCATGCATCAAGTGCCACGTCAAGTTCCGCAGCTATTTCTTTACCGCAAATGGCTCGGGCTTTTTCTGGGTTCATCGTCTTGTTCTCCAAGTTTACCTATGAGTAGAATCAGAAACTTCATATGGGTCGCACGACGGACACCGCTTAAAATCCGCATCGTCAATACTTAGAACCCGTTCGCACTCAGGGCATTCTACTTCCGTACTATGTAACCTGTGACTATTCGCTCGGTAGTAAGCCACCTCGTCTAGTACCCTGCTGACTACATCGTTAGGCTTATCATCGAGCGGTTCAGCCCGCCTCTTCAACCGCTTCCAAGTATCGTCGCTGATCCTAATAACCTTACTCATACGTCTACCGCCTTCTCAAACTTGTCCTGGTTAAAGTTAGGGTTGTCCGCTATGAAGACCTCGATCAATGCTTTTATTAGTAGGGTCTTTGCGATGAAGGTCTCGACATGACCTACCTCAGGAATCTTATTGATTGCGGTTGCTATGGCTCGGTAATCTTTACTAGTCATTCGCTTAAACCTCCGTTTCGTTATTCCATATCAGTGGGGTACACAAGGTTCTATATTCTTGTGCTTGGGTTAATAGTATAGGTGATAGGTGTTTCTTTACTATGTCCCAATCATGCGGTGATAGTTCACCGAACCAGTCAGCAGCTTCTTGCCAATCCGAGTCGTCAACATGATCAGAACCGTATCGATCTAGTTCGTAACAACCATCAGCCATCTGTACGAAGAGGAACCCAGCGTTGTCTATTACAGTACCTACACTCTTCAGTACAACCTTATCTGTGTAGTCTTTTGCATGTGTGGTATCAGCGCATTCCACTTCTTTGAACCTAATAACCTTGCCCATTATTGGTTTCCCCCTTGTCGGGTCAGAATGTCCGCTGCCTTGTATGACCTAACGCTAGGAACGGTGTAGTGTAGGTTAGAATACCGCTCTGCAGTCCATAGCAGCCTATCGTACCGGCTAACCTTGTACGCCCGACTCATGCGCCAGTACCCTAGAATTTCAGTACCGTCTATGTCGCTACCGTTAATGTACATTTAGTTCCCCTTTTACGGTTGACCTGGATAAATCTATGTCGTAGCTTCCACACTTACGGCATTTCTTACTGGTTTTTGGTATCTTTGATCCACATTCCTGACATATAAAACCCTTTTGACCGTGTGGCATTTGAAACCGTCCTCCTTTTCGCTTACTCAACCATCCCGTAATCCCACCCAATCATCGGCGCGTAGGGCGGAGCTTTTAACCATTAGAACAGCCCCAACCTTCATAGCCGTCAACCCACGCACATTCACCGTGGCATGAAGCTATCGGAGAACGAAGAGCCTGGGCGTCTCGGAGTCTTCGACGCTTGCAAGCCTCATCGGTGCATGGCGGTATCTCGGTGACAGTCTCATACATACCGGAGACGGGATTGACCGTGATGCGGACTTTCATGTTCTATCCTCCGTTCTAATTACCGATAGACTCCAGTATTTACTATAGGCAAACCTCCCATAACTTGTATTACCTGCGCAGTGTTGTTGACTACGCGCGTATAAAAGGAGCGCGCACACGCGCGCGAGGGGTACCTGCTTTAGTGTCGAGTAGCACGGTACTCTTACCTCCAAGTAAAAGAAAAACCCACGCCTATAGACGTGAGTTCTTAGGTACTTAAAAACCTTACAAACGTGACAAAACATGACAAACGTCATTATGCAGTATTACCGCACTAGGCATCTCGCGCACAACCTCGTGTATAGGTATCACTCTAGCTGAGACATTGCCCAGCGTAGGTTCATATGGTGTTTCACATCCTCCGCCGTAAGAAGCCCTTCTAGGTACTTGTCATAGAGGTCTTGATCAGCGGACTCTACCATTGTGTCTAGAACCTCTTGTAACTTACGGTTCTGATCTGGCGTTTCCGGTGTACTCATGTTGGTACCTCTCCATTGTTGTTGTGTAATTTTCGTGAGTAGCTTACTAGTGCCATAGACCGTTGTTAGTAGCGTACTAGGGCGTGAAACCTGTCAGTCGCGCCCATGATGCCGTGTCGTTTGGGTCAACGCCGCGCTCGTCTGCGTACTTGTCAGTTATGCGCTTTTTGTAGGCGTAGGTTCTACTGTTCAGCGCTTTGGGATTGTCGGCGTTTTCGGCTTCGATGCGCGCAAGCTTTTCAAGCTCGTCAGGGGTAGCTATTGACTCAAACTTGCCTTGCAAATTCTGGTTCTTGCCACCGCTGGATTTCCTCGTACCCCTGCGAGTTGGGCCGCTTGGATTGACAGTTACAACTATCTTCTCGTCGACGGCTGGCGTATCGCCTGTAGCCTCTTCCGCTGGCGTTAGTGTGTAGATTACTTTCGTTACGCTATCGCCTATCAGTTCGGCTACGTTTAGGCTCTCTAGCGCGCCCTTGAGGATATCGCCTAGTTGCGCTTTCGCTTTGTTTAGCGCGCCGGTATTCTCGACTCGCATGACGTTACGATGGTGCTCGACCAGGCTAACGTATTCAGCGGCGCTCTTGGCAAAGTCTGGCGCTGTTACGTCTAGTGCGCTTTGAAGGGCGTCAATTCGCGTCTGGATACTCTCTGCCGTTTCGCCATTAATGAGGGGGCTTTGTGTTGTCATAGCAACTCAACTTTCTTTGAAGCTAACTTGTTGACGTTTGTTAGTATTTCGCGAGTTGTTAGTCTATGACACTACAAAGCTACTCACGTATTCTGTTGTGCTCATCCGAGTTTGCGTAGTGTTCGCGTCATTGGCGCATAGCGTGTGACGCTACTTGCTAGCCTGCATCGGCCATGTTGCGCAATACTGCGTCTTACTGTTGAGCCATGTAATTGCGTAGCTAACGCCTATGTAGCTGCTACCCCCTATCAGGATTTGATAGTTAAATCATAAAGGAAATAAAATGCATTGTCAAGAGCAATAATCGTAACTATTAGCTGGATATACGACGAGATGCGTAAGCTTATAGCTAGATCGCAACATAAGACGTAGAGTAGAACATACAAGCTACGAACCTATGTTCTAATTTGTGCGCTGTAGACAGCTCGACGGCGATTAGAACCTATGTTCGACAAACTGTTTCATGATAGGTTCTTCATGATGCCAATTACCTGAAACAAACTGCTAGATCACATGTTCGCATTTAGCTGGCCGTAAACATAGGACCGCGCGCGCGAACCTTATTACGCGCGTACGCGTGTGTGGCTACATTCAGTAAAGGTAGTTCATGAGTTTAGCTTCCGGAATTGTGTTTCAGGCTTTCCCAGGGTAATTAGCTCAAATGTTTCGATCATAAGTTCCGAACTAATGTGTCGAACAAAGGTTCGCGTTCTATAGGCGAGTATGTGCCGGTCGCGGTTGGCCCCATGCAAAATGACCCTGTGAATATTTTTTCAGCTTAAAATTTTTTTTACCTTTTCTATACCTTTACCCCTAGTAGGTACCTGTATTGTTGGTACCGAAGAAGACTTGCGTGCGCCTAACGCGATCATGCGAGAATTAAGATTTAGCCCAACTTATGCTTGACACGTTATTTTTTGCATGTTACACTTGCGCCAGATAAACTTGGAGGCCCTGAACCGGTGGCCCAAACAAAGCTCTCCCCAAAGCAAGAGCGGTTTGTTCAAGAGTTCTTGGTCTGTCTGAACAGTGCAGAGGCCGCGCGTCGTGCTGGTTATAGCGGTGATGCCCACGCGCTGGCGGTGACTGGGTCTAGAAATCTTCAAATCCCCAAGATTGCGACTATAGTTCGCAAGAAACAGGACGAGTTTGCCGCAGGCTTAGACCTAAATGTTCAGTACGTCCTTCATCGTTTGAAGGGTGCAGTTGACCAGTATATAGATATCCCAGAACATGCCCAGCACGGACTGCGGGCTTTGGAGGATATCGCCAAGTATCTGGGTATGTTTGTCGAGAAGCGGGAGATTGTTGGTGAAGTAAAACTTTCGCGGGTAGAAATAGTCAAGGACTATGGAGATACCCAAGTTATAGATGGTATCGCTAAAGTAGTCGAAGATGGTAACAGCACCCCTAACTAAGGTTCCACCCTTCAGGGAAATTACTTCTGAGGGGACTTTGCGCCTTCATTTCCACCAGGGCCAGACCCAGGCGTGGGATAGTACGAAGAAGTGGATTTTTCTCCTCATCGGAACCCAAGGGGGCAAAACTTCATTCGGTCCTCACTGGCTGGAGCGCGAAATCCAAAATAAGGGTCCTGGTGACTATCTAGCCGTTACTGCTACTTACCCCCTGCTCCGGCTAAAGATGAAGCCTGAGTTCCTCTATGTCTTTGATACCCTTTTGAAACTAGGCACCTGGCACGAAGCGGATAAGATATTTACCTCCTACGAGAAATATCACGGTGCAGAGGCTTTTCGTGTCATTTTCGGGAGCGCAACTAATCCTGAGTCCATAGAGTCCGCAACTGCAAAGGCCGCATGGCTCGATGAGCTTGGGCAAGAGCAGTTTCGCCGAGGTGCTTGGGATGCCACCTTGCGTCGATTGTCCCTGGCCGAGGGACGGTTACTAGGAACTACCACCCTTTATAGTTGGGGCTGGTTCAAGTCCGAAGTCTATGATCCTTGGAAGGAGGGTAATCGCCCAGATGTTGAGGTTATCCAGGTCGACAGTACTGTTAACCCCGCTTTTCCGAAAAGTGAATATATCCGAGCAAAAAATAGCCTCCCTACCTGGAAGTTCAACCTCTTCTACAGGGGTCAATTCGATAAGCCTGCTGGGTTAATCTACGATGCCTTCGACGAGGAGGTCTGTAAAGTTCCGCGATTTAGCCTCAATAAGGATTGGCCCTGTTATGTAGGTCACGACTTTGGTCCCAACAACACAGCGGCGGTCTGGTATACCCAGGATCCAGGGACTGGATTTCTCTACGTGTACAGGACGTACAAAGCTGGTAGCTTATCCGCGTTCGACCATGCGGCGAGGTTCAAAGAGCTTTCAAAGGACGAGAATATTATCCGTCGAGTTGGTGGTGCAAGGCATGAAGAGGGCTGGAGAGAGTCCTTCTTGAGCGCGGGTTGGCCCATCTTGAAACCCCGCGAACACGAGGTCGAAGTTGGCATTAACCGCGTTTACGGGTGGCATAAGTCTAACAAGCTTTTCGTATTCGATGACTTGATCGAGTACCTAGACGAGAAGTTAAGCTACTCCAGAGAACTCGATGACCGATACGAGCCTACGGATAAGATCGCAAACAAGAGCCACTTTCATCTTATGGACGCTGAACGCTACATAATCTCGGACTTCAACCCTGAAGCTGCTGTTATTTCGCAGGTAACCAAGATTTACAAAGTAGGACAAGAGAGTGATCTTTGGCAAGAATAAGAGGGTTCTAGGGTGTTAACCACAATCCAGGAGATCAAGAATGCGGTCAAGGAGAAAGAGGGAGACCTCGATGCTCTTCGTACTCGCATGAATGAAGACCTCGATCTTTTAACACTTGTAGAGTACGATTCTACTAAGGGTTACGAGAGCTATACTTCCAGTTCTCCTCGTAACTTTTTTGACAAGGTCACAGATGGGCTTAACCGATCAGCCCTGACTATCCAGATTAAACTTCCAGAAGATGCCAAGGATAAAGATACCCGTGATGCTTCGCAGGGGGAGCTATTCCTTTATGGCGCACTCAGCGAGATAGACAGGTGTTTGATCGCTAGAGGGGAGCCGCCTCTCCGCGAAACTATGGGGTTCTTCATCGACCTACGTGGGTGGTATGCTCTACGCTTATTGGTGTATGTACCCAAAGGCGAAAAGACTGTTAGGTTCGACGGGCAACCCTGGGACCCATTGCACGTTACCTGGGAGATGGGGTCCAGTGGTCTACTCTGGGCCGCGTACAAGACCATTATTTCCAGGAACCAGGCCAAGGATGAGTATGACCTAGACATAGAAGGCACCGAGGTCGAGAAGATTGACTTCTTTGACCAGTGCAATAACGCTATAATTATCGGGGATGCGTGGGCTAAAGAACCCGAAGAGCACGATATCGGGCATGTTCCTGTTCTGATCGGGGCTGTGGGTTCCATGCCTACACTCCAGCCAAGTCCGGGTACTCGCAATGGCAGTTCCAGCCCAACCGATTCACTGCTAGAGTTCCGTGGAGATTCCGTCTGGGCAGCAGCCCGTGGTCTCTACGAGCCACATAACAAGTACGTTTCCCAGCTAATGGATATCCAGAAACGAGCAGTGGTAGGCTCTCTAGTCCACCAGACAAAAGATGGTATTAAAAAGATCGAAGGTGATCCGTACGAGTCTTGGCAGGTTATTCCAATCGCAGAGGGTGAGAGCATTGAGCCACTGCAACTGCCGACAGCACCCCCAGAAACAGCCGCTATTTTAGGTCTCATCAACGCCGATATCCAGCAAAGCACGTTGCCATATCCCCTGGCATACGGTGGCACTACAGAGGCCATGTCAGGGCGTGCGCTCAGTATGCTTGAGGACGCAACACGGTCAGTGTACAGCCCACGTTCGGGTGCACTGGCGCGTGTATACTCGTGGGGCTGCGAAGAGCTTCTCGTGCAATATAATAAGAAGATCGACAAGCCAGCTACTTTACGTGGGTTCAAGGATGAAGTCTTCTTTGAAGTAGAGGCCAAGCCCAGGGAGATTAACCCTAATTGGTTCGTAAGCGTTACTGTAGAGCCTAGAATGCCGCGGGACCGAGAGTCTGAGATTGGTATGGCTCTTGCGGCTACACAGCGTAGAGGTCCTGATGATATTCCATTGGTATCCAAAGAGACTGCGCGGGAAGTCTACATGCGGTTACGCGATCCGAAGGCCGAGGAGGATAAAGCCCTTGCAGAGATGGGTAAGGGTATGCCCCCCATCATGGCGGCTAAGATAGCTGCCGCGTTAAAGAGCAAAGGAGAGGATGAGTTAGCCGAGCTTGTGATGACTTTCTTGAGTGACCAGATGGGTGGGGGACCGCAAGGACCGCAAGGCATGGGTCCACCTGGGGTTCCTCCAGGGATGCCTCAACCTGCGGGACCTATCGCACCCCCTGAACCTCCTATGCCTCCAGGTCCTCCACCCGGTCCACAGGGTCCGCAAGGTCCTCCAGGTCTAGAGAGTATGCCACCGGAGTTGGCTGAGGTATTTGCTGCGGTTGCAGAGGTCCTAGCCAGTACTGGTCAGGAACAGCTAGCCGAGCAGTTTATAGTCGCTGTTACAACAGGGCAGTTAACCGAAGACCTAATCATGGCTGTGATCGCGACTCTAACAGAAGCAGGTGCTGGACCTCTAGTAGAGGCACTGATGTCTATCTTGGGACTACCGCCACCGCAAGCACCACAAGCTGGGCCTGGTCCCCCTATGCCACCCGCACCCGTTGAGGGTCCTGGTCCTGTACCCCCCGCGCCACCGATGCCGCCTGGACCGCCCGCTATGCCGGAGGGTTTGTAGATGCCATTTCACCATAATATTGGACCTGCATGGGATTGGTTCTTAGAGACTTTGAGAAGACCCGAGCACGAACAGAGGGTCATCACAGGCTATGGCATGCAAAGACCGTCCAATTACCTGGATTACCTTGCCGAGAGCGGACGTTACCGCGATCCGGAAGGGTTTATCCCAGTAAGTAACATTGGGGTACCGCTAAGTACCAAAGACACATCTGATGATAGTACCTATCCTCACGTTGCGAAAGCGAGTGCAGCTACTGAAGCCGAAGCCCGCAGAATTACGGCTGCCAACAGTACTACGGTAAGAGCCGAATTTAACGCAATTTACCAAGAGGTAAAGACCGGGCGTGGTGCACTTACTGAAGACGAGTTCAATGCGTACATCCTCGATCAGATAACTAGTCTACTGCTGAGTCCAGAGTACCAGGGTTCTAGCTACTTTGAAGCTGGGGACAAATTAAGTGTAACAAGTGAGAAGACAGCCCTAGGTGCGGCGAAAAAAGCCCTCCAAGATTGGTATACAGCACTTGATCCTAGTGGCAAAGGTGATGGGGATAGCCTTAGGTGGTTAGGTATAATAGAGGACTATGGGGTAGAAAAGAGAGCCAAACCCACTACCGTTATTGTTGATGCGGGTGCGGATGCGGGTGACGCAAATATAGATGCAGAGCTAGCACAACTACTTGAAGACCCTAGCTTGTACCAAGCTCTCTGGCAACAGGAACGGGGCATCCCAGCCACCGGTCGTACCATGTATGAAAAGTGGTTGGCAGACCAGTGGAGAACCCCAGCTATTAACTATATTCTGGGAGTAGACCCGCAGATAGGGGGGCTCTCAGAGGACCTAACATATAAGCAGTACCTAGAATCTATTCGGGGGGAACCCGTTGGGGGTCTAGACCCAGATTTGGTTAGGGCTTTTGAAGCGTTAGACAGAACAGGGCAAGGTTCTGCGTTTGAGCGGTTTAGGACAGTCCCAGGACTAGGTAACATAGAACAGTACCTCTACAGAAGTACTCTAATAGAACAGGGTATTCCACCCTGGTTGGCTACTAACCTAACCCAACAAAGGTATGCAGGACAAGACCTATATCGCATAGGCGAAGGTTTAGAATCAGGAGCCCCGTCGTTCTTTAGTTCTCTTATAGATATGGACCCGTTAGCGTTTGGTGGAGGTGGTGGTCCTGGGGGTGTCTCAGCTATGGCTGCTTCCCCATTTGGTTCACAAAATCCACTATTTGATCAGGGCGATCTACCTGGGCCACTTGGGGCTGGTTGGGAAGGTGATCCCGTAGGGTTCTTTCCAACTGAAGAAGAAATGATTAACCCAGAGTCGCAACTATTATTGGCACTACAAGGTGCGGGAAATCAGGTTCCTTTCGAGGAACGACTTCGGGCAATGTTTGCACAAGGAGGAGTATAGGTTATGGTAACGGATGCACAGCAGGCGATTTTAGATACCCCAGCACTTTGGCGAGCATCATATAACCAGCAAATGGGTATTCCAGCTACGGGTAGAAGCATCTACCAGAGTTGGCTCGCTAACCAGTATGGTCGGGCCGCATCTGCCTACTCTTTGGGACAGGTAGGTCAAGGTCCGGGTTCTGGATGGACCCCTGAATATGTTGACGATGAAGGTGTGTTGGTACCTAGTAGCTGGACGGGGGGACAGACATTCCGCGATTGGTTGACAGCAAATCGGACGACCCCTGCAGGGTGGGGTTGGGGTGCCACACCGTTTTATAATTACAGGCAGTTGGGCGGCCAACAACAGCGCGAATTTATGGAAAGAATGCCCACAGGTGCAGGGTTTAATCCTGAACAAGAACTATTGCGGAGTCGTTTTGGTCGGGCAGGGATGCCATCTTGGTTAGCTAACCAAATGACCACCCAAGCCCAAGCACAGAGAGGGGCATGGGCAGTAGACCCTGAAAGAGGACTTGCCACAGGGCCAGATGCTCCTAGCTTCCTTAATTACCTCTTTGAGAGGTATGGAATGGGCGGGGGTACTCAAATAAATCCAGTAGGGGGACGCGTATGGATTCCGCTTGGCACGGGGGGTACTCAACCTGATTAGCCGAATACCAGTATAATAAAAGCTGAAAGATAAGAAATGGCTACTAACGGAAGAGCACGTACATTCCTGGATGCTTTTCTCCAGGATAACCCAGAAATAACCTATCAGGCGATGCGGCCTCGGACCGCCTCTAGGTCTTTTACAGACTACTGGCGGACTAGGTTTGGTACTGCCCAGGGTGACTACTTGGCTTCTGTCGGCAAGACTGCAATGGGAGGTGAGGTCCCAACAAATCAGTACTTCCAGGATTTCCTGGGCGAATACCCGTGGACATCCTACTGGGAGGGGCTATCTCCTAGTGCTCGGGGACAACGCCCCAGCATGTACGCTCCACGAATGCAATGGAATATGCGTAGATAATGGCTTTTCCCACTCCATACGATAGGGTCGCAGATTCTTTTTCCGAGGATAAGGATGAGCTAAGTACCCTTGAGCTTTTTAAGCGGAAGAAGGAGCCAGCGTCTACGCCTATTCCTACTGCTGCACCTACACCAGTTCCAGAAACGCCTAAACCTCCACAGTTTAGTGCAAAGGACCGCAAACGTCGCAAGGAGCTAGGACTTCCCATAGACCGTCCTGCTACCCTTGAAGAAATGCAAAATGCTGCGGCCAGTATGCGCGCTCAACAACCGCCTCCCTCGCCAGAGAAACTACAAGCTGATGGCGGTTTTTCACCTTCAGACATAGTAGGGTTTCTAAAGGATATCTCGGGGGTGGGAAGCTCGCGCTATTCGATTGGGAAGGGGTTTGAAAAGGCAACTCTAGCTTGGGACCCTATTGCAGAGGTTGTGGGTCCTAGGATACTGGGTGGAGTTCCAGTTATAGGGCCAGTACGTAAACTGGCAGCTAGAGCATTTCCTGAAGCTGCGAAGCGTGAGTTTCCACTTGGGCTTAACCCCCTATCCTTTGGTCAGATTAACCCAGAGTCCGAGGCGGCTGTAGGGAGATTCCTAACAGGGCGCGGTGATATGAGTGGTCCCGAGCTTGCGGGATTCCTCAGAGAAGCCTTCCAGCAGAGACCTGGGGCAGAACAGCTAGTTCTTGGCGCGCTTGGAGACCCAGCTAACCTAATCGTGCCAGGGGTCGGTACAGCAGTAAGAGCTGCCGGGAGAGCTGCTATAAGACCCGCAGCTAGAGCACTTGGAAGAGGTGTTCAACGCGCCACCCAACTCCCTACTCCTTCACCCGCTTTGACCTCAGGTCGAGGTCGTCCTACAGTATACATCCCCGGTCTCGGTAACGTATACGATACTCAAACAGGACGGCCTTTAACAGCAGTTGACCGGTATGGAATTGTAGGTCCCTTACCAACAGGAAAAGCTGGACTCCTACAAGAGCTTGATCGGGAGATGGAGTTATGGAGAGTACATAATCGATCACTTCAGGAAGGGAGAGCGGGGCTAGATATAGGAGGTGCGACTGAGGGGACCATTGGCATAAACCCACGTTACGGTCAAGTAGGACGCGAATTTATAGAATCCTTGCCTGATGAGCTAGTTGACGATGTTTATCTTAGAGTAGAGTCTCCTACCCCAAGGGAAGTGGCAGAGCGAGCTGAGGCTTCCTACATCGCAGAGGGGGTTATGGCTCCTCGGAGTAACCCGTTTATAGTTCTATTAAAAAGCGCATACCTATCTAAGCATACGGCTGATAATGCAATTATCCATGAGGTTGCACACCATCTAGAGCAGTTTGTTCCTGAAGCGGAGATAGTCCAGTTAGTAGCCAAATACCGCGAAGAGTGGGCTTCTAGTGGGAAAAAACTATTCGACGATACGATTACAGCACAATACAGTCGAGACTTAACCGATGCTGAGGTTGATCGGATATACCGTTGGCGGGATTACAATACCCCCAGAGGATTTGGTGAATGGTTCGCGGAGGTCATGGCTGATAAAGGATACCGTGATGTCCTCATAGCCCGTGATGCAGCTATACGCACCCCAATACAGCATGTCCTCGATATCATCAAAAGTCTTGCTACGCCTATGCGTAACCTAGTACGCAGAATCAGTGGCAACGAAGACCTTGCAGAGTCCGTATACCAGCGTCTGAGAAAGGGGGAATTTGACCCTGCTGCTAGGCGTAGGTACAGCGATGATCGGTCTTGGAGGATACCTGGAGACCCAGAAGATACTGCGTATACAATGGGCTCCTTAGATGTCCAACTACCTCGACCCTCCGATGTCCTTGACCGGAAGCGTCCTGCTAAGGGGGAAGGGGAAGACCTTCTAGGTGCTTTTCGGTCAGCTATTAGTGAGGCAAATGCGCGTCCTCCTGCGAAAAGAGGAATTGCTGCGCGGGAGCTTGCGAAAGAATCCGCTAGGCTCCTACGAAATGATGAGCCAACTTATATAGGTAGCTTGGAGGTGAGCTTTCGCGGTGATGCTGGAAGGATGGAGGGTGCCGACTTTATAGCAGGGGACGGGGTTTTGCGGGCAACCCGACCAGATGGTCTTGAATGGGATGTTTATATACTCCCGGATGAGACGGGGAGTCTTCATCTTAGTATATTCTCTAATGCTATGAAACTGGAGCGTGAAGCGCGTACCGCACTATTTGACCTTACGACTGACGTTCCGCTAGTTCCACTAACTAGGAGAGAGGTGCGGGGTATTGTTGATGTTATCGGTGCTCTCTACCCCAGTTCAAAGCGGATACAGGGATTTAGGATTACTCCAGGTCATCGTGAAATCGAGCAAGTAGTTCCTACCGAAAGGGGGAGGGAGTTAGGAGAGGTAACTACACCTCGTGCACCTCCGGAAGAAATCTTACCTGAAGATTATGGATGGGAAGGTTACGCGCCCACTTATCCTCCCCCTTCTCCGGAGACTATTGCCGCGCAGGAGAGGATACGATGGCAGAGAATTGCCGCGCACTGGAGAGGATTGGGTATAGGTGGAGGGGATTTACCACTAGGGGGGCATGAAGGCTGGCGTAGGCCTCAACAACGTAGAGGGTTCTACGGCGGTGCTCTCCCAGAAGACCGCTTCCGCCAAGCATTTGGTCCCACAGAACAACCACCAGTTACGCCCCCTGTTCCTGGAACCGCAGCCCCTACTGGGCCTACTCCTGGTCGTTCCAGATTTGCGCGTTTCATCGGAGCAGTAACTCCAGGTAGTCCTGCCCCAGTAACTCCGGGTCCCGCTCCCGAGACTCCTATATTGAAGCTAACTAACGCGCTAAGAACAGGTAGGGTACTATCCAAGGGAATTCGTGAAAAGCAAGCCACAGAGCTATCAAAACGTGCTAGAGACCTAGCTAGGGAACAGCAAACAGGAGATGCATACCAAGCCTTCTTACGAAGCAAGAGGGTCCTAAAAGGACCTTTGCCCGCAGTTGGGATATTCCCACGACCTGGAGAGGCTCTAACTGGTCGAGATGTTTCCATCTTGTTTGACCAGATTAGGAAGACAGACTATCTTAGACCTTTTGAGATAGAGAATGCCCAGCAAGCTATGCAGAACCTCCTAACACAAGGTGTAATTCCTACTAGAGGAGATTTAGCTTACCTAGAAAGGGTCTTTGGGGAAGACTTTACAAAGGTTGTGCTGTCTAGACGGCAGTTTAGTAAAAAAGCTTGGGATGCTGCTGGAGAAGTCTGGAATATCCCTAGAGCAGTTCTATCCTCCTGGGACCTTTCAGCACCTCTAAGACAGGGCGCAGTCCTAGCACCTAGACACCCTAAAGAGTGGAAAGGTGCGATGGACCCTATGAGAAAAGCTTGGCAATCTGAGAAATACGCGCTTGATCTAGACTACACTATTAGAACCGGCAAGCATAATGCGCTCCGTCAGCAGTCAGGTCTATACCACGCTCCAATAACTGGAGTAGGTACCAAGTTATCAGGTCGTGAAGAGGCGTTTATTAGCTCCTGGGCTAGGGTTATTCCAGGAGTCCGTCGATCAGAGCGCGCCTACATATCCTTCCTTAACAAGCTACGTTCTGATGTTTTTAACTCCGTAGTAGACTCATGGCAGCGTAACTTAGACCTAGCTATTGCAAATGGTGAAGATACAACAAAGCTAATCATGCGGCAATCAGACTATGATGCGCTAGCACGGTTTATCAACCAAGCTACTGGGCGAGGAGGACTCGGTAAAGAGTGGATAGAGAATGCTTCTGTATTCCTAAGTGGTGTGTTATTCTCCCCTAGACTGCAAGCATCTCGGATTGCACTTGCTACTAGTCTCCTCACAGGGACAGCTAAATCTAAGGTAGCAGCCGCAGAGGCACTTGTATCCTTTACCCTAACGGGTGTTACAATAATGGGGCTTGCGAAGCTAGGAGGGGCTGACATAGGCATGAACCCCCTCTCCTCTGATTTTGGTAAGATAAAAATAGGTAAGACTCGCTTAGACCTCTGGGCAGGGTTCGCACCATATGCTAGGTTCATCGCACAAATGGCTAAGAGTCAACGGAAGGTTGAACTTACTGGCCGGACTAAAGCAGAGAATCGGGCAAGGCTAGCTCGGAGATTTCTCCGGTCAAAACTGATGCCATCTGCGGGGTTTGTTTGGGATTTACTAGAGGGTACGGACTACATGGGACAGCCAGTAGAAGCAACCCCCCAAGAAGCATTTAAGCGACTAGCTCCTTTGTTTATCCAGGACCTAATGTCGGCTATTGATAAAGAAGGGTTAACTGGAGCCGCAGTGGTATCCCCTGCTTTCTTTGGAGTAGGCGCAGTTACCCACAAGCTCCCTGATTGGCCGGAGCTAAACGAGTACTTTGAGAAAGAGACTCCTAGCGCAAAGTTACTCTATCGAAGAACACACCCAGAGCAAGATGCAAAACTCTTTATAATAGGACAAGTCACCACATTGAAATCTCCTCGTGCTCCTGGGTATGTTGTGCGAATTATGCAGGAGAACGATATAAGTCCAGAAGACATTAGAAAGGTGGGAGATGTAAGTCCGTATCAAAAGCTATTTGGCTCCATGACTCTTCCAGAAAAGCCTGGTCCTACGACTAGAGGTTCAGGAGAGGTCCCTACGACCATACGTCCAAGAAAGGCTCCTCGTAGCCAAACAGTAGGTCCCGAAATGCCCCCAAGTGAACGCTGGGAACAGGCAACACTTTGGCTTGATGCTCGCTTACTCAAAGCTTTGGACAAGGTCTGGAATCAGGGTGGTAAGTTAACCGACAATGAGTATAGACTTCTAAAAAGAATTTGGGAAAGAATCCCATTTGGTGAGCGTAACTTCAATACGTGGGTAATGCGTACCCTGAGACAGGCGCAAGCGAGCACACAGTCGGAAGTTCAATCACAAAGGAGGTAAAGCAATGGCGGACGAGATAACCCAAACTCCCGTTGGACCGCAACAGGCAGAAACCCGGGCTGAGGCCGAAAGTCCTCCCTCCGAGTCTATGCCTGATATAGCCCAACCTGAGGCTGGGATACTAGATGGGCAGCCAGAGGTCGCAGCCCCAGAGGCTCCTCCCCGTACTTTTTCTCAGGAGGAGGTCTCAAAAATCCAGTCTAGCCGAGACCAAGAAATGGCTAGTATGGCGAATGCTTTAGCTGAGGAACGGTTACAGAACCAGATAGCTAGAGCAGAAGCTGTGGAGGTTCAGTATTACCACCAGGACCTCAGATCGGTAGACGAGGGGACGATGACGTCGGAACAGGCTGGTCAACGTGCTGCCCAACGTAAGGAAGCAGTGAAGTCGTATATAGGGAACCAGCAAGCTCAAGAACAGCAGACAGCATCCTACAACGCTATGGCCCAACAAGGAGAACAGCTTGGAAGGATCATGGCAGCGAACGATTTCGCGAAACAGTACAGTGTAGATGCTGATACGCTAATAAGCAATAAGGACCTAAGAACCCCTGACCAAATGCGCGCTGGAGCTTTAGAGTTAGCTCTGGAGAAATCCAAAGCTGGCAGAACTGGCACTGAATCCTACGCTTCTGGTAGAGTCTCTACCTCAAGTGCATCACTAGATAACATGAGCGCACAGGAAAAAATTGCGTGGGCTTTAGCCCATCCACCAAAAGCACAAAAATAGGAGAATAACCAATGTCTATGACCCTGGTAGAAGGGGCAAAATATTCTAATGATGTCCTGCAAAAGGGAGTCATAGAGCTTCTGGTCAAGGATGACCCGTTGCTCGAAAGGCTTCAGTTCAAGGATATCAAAGGAAACGGCCTCACATATAACGAGGAAACCACGCTCTCAGGAGCACAGTTCTACGCGATTGGCGATACGTGGGTAGAGGCGACCAGTACAGTCACCCAGAGAACTGCCACAACGCATATTCTGGGCGGCGATGCTGACGTTGATAACTTCCTGAAAGCTACTCGCTCCAACATACAAGACCTAATGGGTGAACAGATTCAAGCCAAGACCAAGGCGATCCGACGGGCGTTCTTGGATATGGCTATATACGGCGATTCGGATAACGACGCTAATGGCTTTGACGGTTTGCATAGCCTGATGACTAGCCTTACCTACAACACAGTTACGGTGGCTACATCCTCAGGTACCGCAGTCGTACTAAGCCTAGAAAAATCTGAGCAAGCCTTGGACCTCATCAAGAATGGGGATGCCGACGTTATCATGATGACCAAGCAAATGCGTCGGTCTATCAACAAGTACCTCAGAGGCGTTGGGGGCATCAATACCGTAGAGAGCCAGGGGAAGCTTTTGCAGACCCTGCATGATAAACTGGTCATCGTATCCGACCACCTCTCTAACGATGAGTCCTGCGACAAGGACTATGGCACTAACCAGTTCGGGCATAACGATGCTGACGGGATAGCACTTGGAGACGACGACAACGCAACCAGTATCTTCTATCTCCAGTTTGCCCCCTATGCCTTTAGTGGCATACAATCCCAGGCATTGACCACTGAACGGTTTGCTAAGCTTGAGACGAAAGACGCGGCGCGGGTACGTATTAAGTGGTACCCAAGCGTGATGCTCCAGAGTCTCATATCCTGTGCAAAGCTTACCGGTACAAGCCCGACAGGTACAGTTACGGCATAGGAGGTAACAAATGCCTAGAGTTGGTAAGAAGAGTTACCCATATACGGCATCCGGTAAAAGGGCTGCTAAAGAAGAGCGGAAACGAAGACGGAAACAGCAGTTAATGGCTGCGCGTAAACGACGAAGCAGGTAGTATTCATGCGGCTAATGACCGCAGAAAGGCTTAACGATGGCTTGGACGGATTTCTCGGATAAGACGATTTTGCAGGCATGGGGCCTGATGAAGATAACGGTGGCTGCGGACACTGTGAAAGGAGATTTGCTCGGCAGGAGCGGTGCACTTGCAGATGCCAATGGTAATGTGCCAGCCGAATTTGTAGCACTAGAGTCCGCAGACTCTGGCACAACAATCAATGCCGCTAAGTTCGCCTACTGCAAGAAGCCCTCTACCATAGGGGCAGGGGGCGTAGTAACGCGAGGCGACCATAGTGGGACTGCCGATGACGTAATATGGCTCTCTGCGACAGGGGGACGGCCCAGTGCCACTCCCGTTGCTACAATCGCGCAGATGGTCGGGGTCGTAATAGACCAAGACACGTTTGTGCTAGAGCCAAAGGCAAACTATGATGGCAATGCAGAACTTGTAGCATCAAATAAAACCCTTGACGTACAGGACTGTGGTAAAGAAATGTACGTTACTGCGGATGCCATCACAATCACCTTACCAGCGACGGCTACCGAGTTTCACTTTGTGATCGTTAATGGTATGAACGATGGCGATTGTCTTGTTACAGTCAGCCCGAATGCTTCAGACCTTATCACTGGTCCAGACTACGCAGGTACTGACGATAAGGACTGGGAGAATACCAAAGCTACTGCCAGAGCAGGAGACCGGATAGAACTGGCATTCCGAACTGCGACTGGTTATGTAGTAACGAAGCTAGTAGGGACCTGGACGCAAGAGTCCTAATCATAGCCTAAACTCGGGGGAGCTTTAGGAGGCTTCGGGGGGTGGGCCTTTAGCAGTAACACTGCACACCCCCCATAAATATTATGAAATATGATGAATACGGCGATATACCAGGTCAGGGTGGTACACAGTATGCAACTGCTGATACCATCCTTCCCGATGCAGATTTGCACGTTAAAGGTACTATGCCCCGAAGTGGCGGACGCTTAGAGTTCTGGTTATCCCAACCTAGACCTAGGGGTATCAGTATCAAAGAGTGGGATAAGATAACCCAAGCAAAGTGGGACCGAGCCTTCAGTAGGAGTTAGCCATGCAGATGGTAGCTTTAGACCAGTTATCTAAACTTAACTGGGCAGATGCCTCCGATAGCCAGTGCTTTAAGGTTCTCGACCCTGATGGCAATATAGCAATGATTGCGGTTACCAGACCGATGGAGGCTATGAAATTTCGTATCGAAGCTATTTGTAGCCAGATAGATGCAGGGCGTGATTGTCCTCCATTAGATACCAAGACTCCTACCACAGCTAAAGATATCCTCACCAAGCAGTTAGCTGAAATTGCAGGATTAGACAAGTACAATGCCTGAAGTTCTATCTGCTATCCGACAGAAGCTCTCTCGGTTACAGGGAGAAACCATTGTAGAGACTCCAACATCTGGAGGTTATACTACTACCGGATTTAGGTGTGCATCCCTGGCTGTTTATTCCGATGACTACTTTAATGACAGATTTGGTCGCTTCTACGCAGGGACACACGCGAACACCAACTTCGTGGTTACAGACTTCGCAAAGTCTAATGGGGTGATAACCTTCTCCCCAGCAGTCACCGGGGCCACAGACGCCTCAGACAAGTTTGAGCTATACCCAGATGACTACACTCCGCAAGAACTCATAGATTCTATTAACCTAGCCATTTCCTCCATAGAAGACAGTGCTCTCCTGGACTACATCGACGAGACACTGTTAACCAAAGAGAACACCTTTGAGTATGAACTACCTACAGACTTTGCATACCTAGAGAAGGTGCTCCAGGAAAAGAGTACCGCGAATAGATACAGTGTTTCGGGTAACCTAATAGATGTAAGACATTGGAGGATACTCCCAGGTAGTCCACCTAAAATCTGGTTCGACGACGAGTACGTTTCGTTAACCTCCTCTAGAAATTTAAGGCTAGTAGGACAAAAGAAACAGGCACAGCTTGTAAAGGATTCAGACCAGTGCCACCTGGCCCAGGACTATATAATAGACCAGGCAAAAGCAAACCTTCACTTTTCTCGGTCCGATGAGCTAGACGATGCTCACTACAATAAAATGATAGTTGCTCAGTCCCGCTCAGACCAGATCAAAGGTCGTATCCAGGTAGCTGGTCGTGGACTCAAGGTATAGCTATGGCTAATGTATTCCGAAAACATGAGATAAGTTTGTTTGGTAACTACTACACCATTATAGGTGCGGTTGAGCAGCAGAATGTAGGTCAGCTTATAGAACGCCAGATTTTCGGTGATGTCTCCAAAGACAGCGAGAAGATAGCTTCTACCTGGAATACCTCAGACCAACGCGGAGGTATAGGCGTAAAGCACATGGACGAGAAGGAGGACACCGATAGAGTTTGGTGGTCCACCTGCGAACTAGGTCACAAAGGCCACCTACTACTTTCGCCCTTGGTAACAGCGGTTGCAAACCCAGCAACCAGTACTCCAGACCCTGTCCAGATGATCGAGTATAACAACGCACAGTACACTGCATTTGGGACTGGTATCTACAAGTTCGCAGAGACTTCTACCGCTTTCGGGTCTAGCCTACACACATTGCAAGCCGCACCCACAGATGTTATAGTCCACAAGAACAAGCTATACTGGGCTTGCGACACAGACTTTACTCGCTTTGATGGGTCTACTTGGACAAACGGTAACACACTGAGCGCAGTTCAACCTTGTCGTTACTTCACAGAATGGGACGAAAAACTCTTTACCCTAGATAACGACGGACAGCTAGACTACTCCGTAGATGAGGGGGTAACTTGGGTAACCAACGCTAAGAGTAACTTGCCGAGCGGTTCATTCACCTCGCTCTTTACATACAGAGATACCGCAGGCAACATGATAATCTACATGGGAACTAAGGTAGGTCTATTTGCACTAAACTTTGACAACGCACAATGGCTAGAGACCGAACTCACTATGCCCTTCCATGACTTTGCTTGCATAGGAGCCAATAAGTGGTTTGATGCGGCGTACATACCTAATGGGGGTGCGTTAATCCAGTACAGGACTTCCAATCCAGCAATGGCTTCACCTATAGGTCCTGATCTGGACGATGGGCTACCGGGAGCCTACAGGGGAAATATAATAAAGGTAATCCCTGGACATAACGAGTTCTTTATCCTACTAGATGCTACCTCCACCGAGACACAAACTATATTCCCAGCAGCATACCCCACAGTCTACGGTAACGTACAGATAATGGACTCCACTGGGTTCTCCGCAATCCTCAAACATGATAGGCGCGGTTGGAAACCAGTACACGTATCAGGGTCAGCCGCAGAACCAGCAAAGTGCGCCATGATAGGCTCCCCAGATGGCAAGTACCGCCTATGGTTTGGGATGGACAACAAAGCCCATTTTATGGACCTCCAGCACACAGTTCAAAACCCATCAGAACTCTCCGACTACGAGTATAGCCTCAGCGGGGAGAATCAATCACCTTGGTTCGACGCAGACCTCGCAACCGCGGACAAGCTTGCAGCTAGGGTCCTATACCACGCTACAGGGTTATCCTCCACCGAATACATAAAGCTCTACTACGGCACCGATTACGATGACGACACCTGGACCCTGCTAACAAACAGTACCTTCTCAGATGGTCAAATCGACACTACCGGCACTGCTGAATTCACATTCGCTTCTAGCGTAGGAGTAACCTTCAAAGCAATACGATTCAAAGAAGAACTCTACAGGAGTTCCTCCAATACAAAGGTGTCCCCTAATCGTAGGTGGATGCGATTATCCTACCGAAAAATACTAACTCCTAGATGGGGATTCCAAATATCCGTAGATTGCAGGAAGAACTACAGATTCCGAACTGCTAGGGCTATGCTCACCCAGCTTAAAACAGACCAAGAAAGTAAGACACTCGGACTGTTCCAATTCAAGGACGGTACAGATACTGAAAACCACTATGTTACTATAGACCCTATGAAGAGTATCGAGGTGGGCGCTGGTAAATCCCGAGGCGTAGTTAGCCTACACCTAGTAGCACCCTGATGAAACTTGATGGTGGTACATCAAATGTCGCTACGGCTGGTACTAGAGTCCAGCTATCCAGCGATGCTGGTATAAACGCCACAGACCGCATAATCTGGGCAAAGTTCACCCCACGCGAGGGTAACACAGGTGAAGTATATGTTGGCATATCCGATGTGTCTGCTACACACGGTGTTGAGCTAGACCCTGGAGGTGCAAACAAACAAAAGGATGAATTGGTGCTAAACCTAGGAGCACAGGGTGGTTCTATACCCGCAAGCTCTATCTACTTCGATGCAGACACCGACGGCAACAAGGTAGATTGGGCTCTTCTGATAGCGGATTAGCAGGAGTAAACTATGGCAGTCGACCTCGCTGGTAAAGTAATAGATTCCGATGGGGACCCAAAGGCTAGTCTCACTGTAGATTTATGGGAAGCAGCTACGTGGGAGACCTATAAAGATGGGGGTAGCGGTGCACGAACTGCGACTGCTACCACAGATGCAGATGGTCTCTGGGCTTTCACCGGCCAAGATATTACCAAAACCTGGCTAGTCGCAGTACTCGACGGCACGGGTAAATATTTCCTAATAGACTCGCGTAATAGTATTCAGCTAACCAAAGCAGATTTTATAACCGACATTAACACCAATACCATCAACGAGCATACTTCTGGTAGCGGCGTCACCATAGACGGCCTTATCATAAAAGACAGTATGGTTCTGGATACCGCCCTAAAAGCAGGGAGAGATTCCGATAACCTAATTGATTTCGCCACCACCGACAACAAGATCATATTCAGAGTTGAGGGTGTAAACGAAGTTGAGCTAGTACAGAATGCCCTGTCCCCTGTAACCAGTGATGGAGTTGCACTAGGCACTACATCCCTGATGTGGTCAGACCTATTCGTAGCCAGCGGTGGAGTTCTAAACTTCAACAATGGCGATGTAACTATCACACACTCCAGTAACACTCTAACCGTAGCAGGAGGAACTCTCGCTGCTGCCGCTGTCACAGGAACAACAATAGACGCTACTACCGATTTTACTATTGGAGACACCGTAGTAACGGATGGTGTTATTACTGACTCGACTGGGTTGCAATTAGCGGCTGACTTAGATATCGACGGTGCAGCAGATATCTCTGGGGATTTAACCTTGTCTGCTGGTGGAGATGGTGCATTAAGGTTCAGTGCCGCCAGTTCGATTAAGATACTAGATAATTCCTCCACTGCATTGGTAATAGAAGAGGCCGATAACGCATACATAACATTCGTTACAACCAATGGCTCCGAGGCTATTACCGTAGCTAAAGCCACAACATTTTCCAGCACCATAGCAGCGGCTACCGGCTCCACTATAGGCAACCTTACGTTAGCTAATGGCAGCATTACTGACTCTGGTGGAGCGTTAGACTTCGGCAATGAGACCCTAACTACTACAGGAGCAGTAGACTTCGGTGCGGCTACTGTTGATAGCCTGTCTGTATCAGACGGAAATATCACCAATGTAGGAGATATTGCCCTAGATACGATCAGTGCAGACGGCTCCACTATAACAATTACGGGCAATACCACATTTGCTGATGGAGCATATGACTTCAATATAGCATCGCATGATGGCACTAATGGGCTAGCACTGGCAGGGACTGTCGTAACTACCACGGCGGCAGAACTAAACCTGATTGACGGCGGCACAGCTAGGGGCACAACCGCTATAGCGGACGGTGATGGCGTTCTCATCAACGACGGCGGCACCATGAGGATGACCACGGTGGAGACCCTGGCTACCTACATGGAGAGCGAGATTAACGCATTCTCCCTGGCGACGACCTTCTCCAACACGTTGACCGTAGGTGTGGATGACACTGGCTATGACGTTAAGTTCTTCGGGGCTACGACGGGTGCATACCTCCTCTACGACGAGTCGGCGGATAGGCTGGTATTAAACCAGGGTACTGAGGACGGCTCCATCCTGGACCTGCAAAGCAGCGATGTCTCTCAGGCCGCAACGAGCGTAGCAGATGCTGCCACCTTCGGGGACATGCAGAAACGGACTGCTACGACCGGCG